GCCCGCACATTGATAGCAACAGGTGATATGGCCACTGCCGTTGCTGATCATGCTCTACGCGGTATGGAGGGCAGTGGCAATTATGGAGGTATGGCAGCTACACAGCGTCCTGATGTAATTGGGCGTTGGATCGAGAGTGCTAGTAATTTGAACAGCATCAAGATCAGTGCCGATCTCGATAATCAGAATTGGCAACACACCTTGTGGGAGTTGGAGGTGATGTGGCGTACTAGGGCGGTTGCTTTCAGCAAGCTGGACGGTGAGGCCAGCAAGGAGCGAGCTGCTAGTTGCCACTTTGTGGCCAATGGGTTGAAGCGCAGTGTTGTGCGCTTTGAAGGCGAGAATTATCGCGTCTTCACGGGTATGTTCTCAGGGCACAGGGGAACTACTTGGGACAACACAAGCGACCACGAGATCGACAGGCAAATCAGTTTAGCTGAGGTCGAGCGTCTCGGGTTGAAGTGCCTCCACTTCGGCGTTAGCGAATCGGGCGATGATGAGTTCGCTGAGGTTGAGAGTTGGGAAGAAGCTGCTGCTTACATCCAGGTTCAACGGATGATGGGCATTCGCATGAATGCTAAGAAGCAGTTGGTGGGGCGTCGCCATGGCGAGTACTTGCAGCGCTGCGTTAGCGGCGATTCTGCTCCTCGTCAGGCAGCCGCCACCATTATATGCACTTTGTGCACGGGGAATTGGTATCGCCCCATAGGCACGTGGTTGAACAGTGCTTTAGATACCTGCTGTGCAAACTGGTTGGAGGCCAGTGCGCGCGGTGTACCGCGGACAGTCGCGGCTAGGATGTGTTGCATGATCCTAGATCAGTTAATGGTCGACCGTTGGGATACTAAGCAGGGTCTCAAGTGGCGCCAGTATGCAATGTTCAATGAATCCGGCAAAGCACTTTTTGCCGATTGTCCGGGCTTTGGGGATAAGGTACCCCCGGATGTGGTGGTGCGAGGCCACCCGCGACGTAATTGGATGAGCGAGGGTGTATCCGATTACATGCGTACGGAGGAAGGTCGTTGGCTGTTGGGATTGCTGGACAAGGAGTGGATGGTTCGGCAGTGGACGGACAGCATTGCCTTTGATGCCCATGCTAGCTGTGAGATGGGGTACATCAGAGAAGAGAACAGCAAGGTCGTAGCCCAACGTTGGGACAAGGGCAACGACTATGTTGAAGTACCAGCTGGGTTGCCTGAGCTGCGGGCAGCCCCATTGATGCAGGAAAGTGCAGCAGCTTGGGTTGCAGCGAAGCGTTCAGGGCGCTGCATCACAGAAGAAGATAACTTGGCAGCTCTTGGGCTAGGGAATCGTGAGGTCACCATGTTGGGTGGTTACGATGCTATAGTTGCAGATCTGCCCCCTGAGAAATTGGCTCGTATGCGGCCTGTTGGGAAACCCAACACGCTCGACTTGAATGTAGCTG